CCGCTGAAACGGCTAGCCGAATTCTTTTCTAAACGGCTACACCGCAACATATCGTTGGATTCTCTGGTCACGCCCCCTAGGCGTGGTGGCGGAAAAAAATCTGCCTAAATCTTCCGTTTCGGCGGTTTTCTGTATTGCACCGCTGGAAATTATAATTTACACTTGCCGACGTAACAAATAAACGTCGGCAATTCTTGATGGCTTCTGCCATCGCCTGAATTGCCAATAGCAATTCGGAATTCATTAAGTGTCCACAGCAGCCGTTGCGTCTGTGCAGCACTCGTTATTCCCCGCCGAGGAATGGCGGCCGGTTGTCGGCTACGAAGCCCGCTACCAAGTGAGCAGCCTCGGCCGCGTCTGGTCGCTCAAGAATAAGAAGCCGCTCGCGCCGGCACCAAACAGCAAGGGATATCTCTGCGTCGTGTTGTACGACGGCAGCAGTCCAAAGCGACCGCGATCATTCTGCGTTCACGATCTTGTTACGGCGGCGTTCATCGGACCCAAGCCGCAAGGTTATCAAGTCGACCACGGACGCGATGGCAAGCAGTGCAATTCGGTGGACAACCTCGAATACGTTACGAGCCAAGAGAACATCCGCCGTTCGGTTGCTGACGGTCGAATCGTCACGTACCGCGGCGTTGAAAATGCGAACGCGAAATTAACCGCGCGCGATGTCCGAGTCATTCGCCGCGTGTGGCCACATCGTAAACGTGGAACGGTCGCCAAGTTGGCGCGCAGATTCAAAGTCGACCCGATGACGATTTACACAGTTGGAACACGACAACGATACAAGGAAATCACCTAACCCATTCCCCACCCCGGCGCCGAGTTCCCCAGTGTCGGGCGGGGATGGGGGGCGAATCACTAACCCTAGTTCCTTTTGATGGAGGACGAAGCGATGACTGTTGCTGAATATCTAGGCAAGCCGGCTAGCGAGCTTTATGTCGATGCACCGCCCATAGTCCACTGCACTCACTGCAAGATGACGTTTGTGCTTACGCCGCACAGCGCGTGCGACAAAGACGGCTTCATATTCTGTTCGGAGTGCGCAGAGTATTGCGTCGAGGAATAGTCCATCAACTGGCCGCCGGTGCGCCAGAACAAAGCCCGGCACCCTTAACGAATCCACGCGGCCTCGTAGGCCGCTAAGCCCTGCCCAAAAGAAAGCAGCAAATGTCAATCATTATTCCAGCATCCGAGCTAGCCAGAGCACAAAGCGTGCTTGCACCAATAGCCAAATGTCGGATTAAGCCCATCCTGGAATGCGTGCTGCTGGATGCGACGCCGGAGCGCGTTGCGTTGACCGCCAACAATATGGAAATGAGCGCCGTTGTCGTGGCTCGGAACTGCGAAGTGACGGAGTCGGTCAAGACGCTCATCCGGGCCGACAAGCTATTTCGGTTTGCATCCAACTACCCGAAGTCGAATGTTTCGATTTCGCCGAACGGCACGAAGGCAATCGTGGCCACCGAATCGGCGAAGTTGTCGCTGCCGACAGAAGACCCAAAGGATTTTCCAGTTCGCTTGCAGCCAAAGGATCGGCCGATCAAGGTGCCATCATCGGCAATCGTCGCTGGGTGCCGCGTGGCGTTCGCCGCCGACAAAGGGGAATCGAGCGCACGCTACGCGCTGTCCGGGGTGGCAATCTGCATCCACAAAAAACAACTCTACATGGTGGCCACTGACGGCCACATTATCGCGGTCCAAAAGCTCTGCGAAGCGGACTGCGAGGACGCGGTTTACGTTATTCCCCTGCCGACAATCCCGGTATTGCAATCGCTTGGCGATTGTGAATGCGAAATAACAGTCGCTAATAACGCAATTGGCTTCTCGTCCGAGTGCCTGGAGCTTGCCGCCGCGCTATTTGAAGGGCGCTATCCGCGCTGGTCCGAGGTAGTCCTGCGCGACCCAGAGGCCACGGCGCATGTGAATCGAGAAGCGCTGATCCAAGAGCTTCGTCCGCTGTCACTACTGCAAGTTGATGATGCTGTTACGGCCTGCAAGGTCGTGTTTGCGGACGGATCAATTTCTCTGTCGGCAGAAACCGAGCTTGGTAAGTACGACGCGAGCCTTCCGTGTGAATTGCACGGCAGCGGAGTCTTCACTTGCAATCCGCAGTTGTTTCTTAACTGCGCCCAGAGCTTCCCGTCAGCCTGCGCTATCTCAATCAAGTACTCGAAATCGGCTGGCGCAATCCGCCTTGAGTCGGACCAGCTTGGCTACTACGCACACTTCATGGGATTAAACGATGTATGAAGAAATAAACCAAATCGCAGAACGCATTGAGCGACTATCGGACGAGCACGGGCTTGACCCAACATTCAGCCACTTGGTTTGCCGATTGTCTCGCGTGCTGGAAAAGCGCATGAGCAACGCCGCCGTTCCTCGATATCTTGCCGACCGCGCGCGGGAATATCTGAACGTCACGAACGCCTGATAGCCGGTGGCCATTTGGCAATCCGACGCCGGCAGGGTTTTAGAAACAAATGAGGATCGTGAGATGTTCCCAAAACCAAAGGCCATTACATGACCTACCAAACCACTAAAGACAGGGGATTGAAGATAGAAGCGAAACTACTCGAACCGCTCGACGTGGGCGAATACACGGCGACAGAGGAATTTAAGGGCATCGAGCGCCATACCTGCATTTGCAGGCGCGACGGCTCGCTAGTTGCGGTCACTGGCCCCGTCGATGACCGCGAGGCCATTGACTACGCGATATTGTTTGCAGCCGCACCGGACTACGCCCTGATGTTGCGAGCAATTGTCGCCGGCCGCCTGCGCTATGAGCGATGGGACGATCGGAGCGGGGAGTTGTGTTGCTTCGGGCTTCGCCACGCAACGAATATTGATGACTTCGGTTGCCCCAAATTAACCAACAACGTCCGCCGAGAACTACAGGAAGCGGAAGGCAAACAACCATGACCACCACCACCCCACGCTTCGAGCTGCAACTGCTGTGATTAACGACCTTAAATGCTACCGCTGCTCTAGTTGGCCGTGCGAGTGCTCGGATGGGCAGACGCTTTTGTGGGGGGATTGCCGGGTGTTGCTGCCGCAGTTGCCGCCTGTTGACCTCGTGCTGATGGACCCGCCGTATGGAATTTCGTTCGAGAGCAACATGCACGGTGACAGATATGAAACCAATAAAACCGCTGACCGTCCGGTTTCAATAATCGGAGATAGTGATACCGAATTACGAGACTTCATTATTGAGTGGGCTGATGAACTGCCGGTTATTTGCTTCGGAACATGGAAGGTTAGTCGTCCATCAAAGACTAAACATGTCTTAACGTGGGAAAAAGGCGACCACCTTGGCATGGGGGATTTGTCGCTCCCTTGGAAGCCGAATACAGAGGAAATCTACATTATCGGAAATGGATTTTGCGGCCATCGGGGATCATCGGTATTACGCTACCAAGCCCCAGTGTCGTGGGCGTCTCGTGGTCGCCAGCATCCACATCAGAAGCCGGTCAGCCTACTCTCTTCACTTATTGCTAAGCACCTTGCATATAGGATTCTCGACCCATGTGTCGGCGTAGGGAGTACGCTCGTTGCCGCCAAACAGCTTGGCCGCCGCTGCATCGGCATCGAGATCGAAGAACGATACATCCAAATCGCCGCCAACCGCTTACGCCAATCCGTCCTAGCGTTCACGGAGTCAGGCCCATGACCACCACTACACGTCCGCGAATGGAGTTGCACCTATTCGCCACGAGAGAGCTAGACGAAATGGTTGCTTGGCACGAGCAGCACGCCGAGCTAGTGGGCTGGACGAAAGGCTACAGAGAAGCCTGGGAGAAGCAGGCTAAGGACCGGCTGGCGGCGTTGGTGCTGGGGCTAGTAGTGGGGGTTTTGGTCGGGGTGATGATTTAAGGAGTGGCCATGAAAGTTAGAGACCTACTGTCGTCGCCGGAGAAGTGGACGCAGGGTGTTATCGCACGCGATGCGACTGGCTTTGGCTGTGATGCGACAGACGATGATGCCGTGTGCTGGTGCCTGACTGGCGCGCTAGTTAAGTGTTATGGCCCCATGAAAGCATTCAGTATGGTCGGGCTGTTCTATCCCAGGATACCGGCAAATGGCGGAAGTCATTCCGATGACATTGGGATTTGGAACGACGCCCCCGAGCGCACGTACCCCGAAGTCAAAGCCTTGGTAGACGAGTTGGATATCTAGCAGGGAGGCTCTACAGCAACGGAGTGCAGCAGTGTTAATCCTTAGTAGGAAAGAACAGACCTCTATCGCCATTGGCGATGGGATTCGCATTTGGGTACTCAAGATCAAGGGCAATCGCGTAAGCATCGGCATAGATGCAGCCCCGGAAGTAAAAGCCATTCGGGGCGAACTGAAACCACGGGAGCAAAGCAATGGCGACGGAAAGTAACGTAGCAGCGGACTTGTTCATCCACGACGAGTTAATGGTGGAGATCGGGCGCTTGACTTCGGCCACCGAACTGGGCACCGACTTTATCGAGGACTTGATTGAGCACTTCGAGAAAATCGGCTTGCATGACTTGGCTAGCCAATCGCGGCTGGCCGTCGAGATCATCCGTGCGACACGTCGAGGCGATATGGAACAGTTGCGAGAACTGTGGGCCGAGTACACGAAACCGATCACGGCCGCCCAACCGGCCGCAGCGGAGGCATGAGCGATGGCAGAGCAAATGAGCCAAGTATCTTGCGTTGGTGGGCATCAGCCGAAGTCATGGGACGACTACGAGCGTGGCTGCCTTCTTACATTCAGCGGCGGGTATGACGGTGGATTAGGGCAAAGGGCATTTCAGCATGGAATGCAAACCGTATTCAATTTGCTGCGGTCTGAGTTTCCGCCAGCCGAGCAATGCAAGGCCGCGCCGCTGCTGCTGGAAGCCTGCAAGGCGGCACAAGAGCACATCGGGGAATTAGTGGACGCATGGCAGCGCGGAGTTATCGACGAACGAGACGGGAAGAGCGGCACAAGATCGAATCGCAATTGGGACATTGAGCACCAACTTCGCGCCGCCATCGCCGCAGCAGAGGGCTGAGCGATGGGACACACAAAGGAGAATGCGATGACCATTGAAGAAAAACACGACTTGCTTTTAAGTTGCTGCCGCATCGTCCATCAGGTGGCGCAACGAATCGAAACGATGGCTTACTCAATGGCTACGATCCGCTGCAACTCTCACGAGCGAGCATTCGATAGCGGGCTCGATGTAATCGGCCCATACACTATCGCCATGATCGACTCAGAGGACGGGCTTGGTATCGAGAACCCATCGGCCGAAGAGTACGACCGCACATATCGAGCGATGATTGACTGGCTGCAAGAGCGCGGTATTTTCCCGAAGCCACACGAGCCAATATCAATGCGCAAACCACCGGAGCACGCATGAGCGACGAATTAGTACAAGCCGAGATCGACGACGACCATTTCGAGTACGACTGCGAACGGAGTGAAGGCAACTTCCCTATTAGCCAGTGCATTAGCGGGTTCGGGCGGAACGCCAGCGAGCAAATTCGCATGGCGCTGAATGATGCCGCAGTCGCCGGATTTGACGACGCTTCGCAGTCGAAAGACGTAGCGCGAATCATCGACTGGCACATCAACGAACTCGTCCGCTGGTGCCGCTACCACAACGGGAAGTGCCAGCGGCTCGCTGCCGAAGTCGAAAGGCTGAGGGGGGCGGCGCAAAACGCGATTGACCATTACGACATGCGCGCCGAGATATACACGAACGACGACGACCTTGCCTTTCACATGGCGGCAATCCTGCGTACTGGCGTATCCGCAAAGGAGGAGTAAATGACCGCTTGGTTAGATCGAAAAACAATCGAATTGAACGATGAGGAGTTTGCCATTCTTGAGCACGCTTACAAATCGCAACGCGAAGTGTTTTGCGGCGACAGCCGCGAAATGCAAACCCTTGTAGCCTACGGGCTGATGACGCCGCTGCGTCGTGTGTCGTGGTGCCCAGACCGCTACTTTCAACTAACCCCAGAAGGCGGTATTCAGTTTCGTCGCAACAAGCGGGAAAGAAAGTTTGCCGCCCGCACCGCCCTAACGGAGACGCCATGACCTCACCCCTACTAACCGAAGGCGATTCCATCGCCCTGGAGCAAGAATGAGCGAGCCCTACACCATAGAGCGGTACGAATCCCGCGAGGAGTGGCTCCAGGCCCGCAAGCGAGGCATTGGTGCATCCGAGAGTGCCGCCGTGCTCGGCTACGAGATTGCTGGTGCCTACAAGTCGGCCTATTCAATCGCTACGGACAAACTTACGGACGCCATCGACCCGACACCACAGAGCGAGGAAGCGTACTGGGGGACCGCCGACGAGCCTACAATCGCCGCCCGCTTCGCCAAAGAAACAGGCATGACCGTTACCGACCCTGGGGACTTTACGATATTCCGCTCCGTTGAGCATCCGTGGCTATTCTGCACGCCAGACCGATTGATGCTGCCGATGTCGGTGTTGGAGATAAAGGAAACCTTTGGCGAGAACGGCAAGGCGTGGCACGAAGATGTACCGCGACCGCACAAGGTTCAGTTGCAGCAGACGATGCAAGTCCTTGGCGTGCCGGTGGGTTATTTCGCGGCCCGCATCAATTGGTTTGGTGTCGAGTTTCGCTTTCACCCGATGCGGCGTTCGGACAAGTTCTGGGCCTGGGCGTTCCCGCGACTGAAAGCGTTCTGGGAATCCATACAGCGTGGCGAGATGCCGGATATCGACGGCTCGCTGGCGACGGCCCGCGCACTTGCGCAGCGATACGACAAGCCGGAACCGACGCCAGTAGAGTTGCCCGACGAACTCGAAACGCTGGGGCAGGAATACGACCGGCTGACAGAAGCTGAATCAAAAGCCAAGCGCGACAAAGAGCTTATCAAAAACAAAGTCAAAGCGGCGCTCGGCAACCATGCTATCGGCGTGCTTCCTGATTTGACGGGCTTCAGTTGGAGTGCAAACGGCAAGGGGACGAGGACGCTCCGTCGCCTTGAGAAAGTAAGGGTTGAAAATGCCTAAAGCACCGGACATCGACAAGGGCTTCAAGCTGTTCTTGAACCACCTTTATAAACGCAGATTTAAGCCGTTGCTTCTCGACGACCGTGACTCACAAGACGAACTACAAGACATGCTGCTAGATGCGTACACGGACGGCTTTTATGCCGGCAGGGAATATGAAGCCGAACTTATAGAAGAAAGCGAGGACGAGTAATGGCTAATGCGATTGCGGTTCGAGCTGACAAAGTGCGAAGTATCCTGGAAGAAAAACGCGAGAAGATTTTCGCGGCGGCGGCGGCCCATATCCGCCCAGAGCGGTTCATGGAGCAAGTCGCTAGAGCGTGTATCAACAATCCAGATTTAACCGGCGACGATGTGGATTGGGTGACGCTTATCGTAGCGGCATCCGAGGCGGCGGCGCTAGGCTTGGAGATCGACGGGGTGCTCGGACACGCTCACCTCGTCCCGTTCAAGAACAACAAGCGCGGCGGCATCCGTGAAATCGTTCTGGTGCCCGGCTACCTGGGCCTCAAGGAACTCGCCTACCGCAGCGGGATGATATCGAGCATCGAAGCCGCAGCCGTCTATAAAGACGACGAATTCGACTACGAGCTTGGCACCGACAAGTTCATCAAGCACAAGCCGAGCGATTCGCCCTACGGCGGGATACCAACGCACGTTTACTGCATCGTCAAAACGACAACGCACGGCACGGTTCTATGCGTCATGTCGTGGGCACAATTCGAGTGGCACCGCGACAAGTACGCGAAGGGCTGGCGGCGTTCTGATTCCGCATATCAGACGAACCCGGTAGCAATGGCGCTCAAGACATGCGTGCGCAAGGCGCTCAAGCTCTGCCCGCTGTCGCCCGAACTCCAGCGAATCATGCAAAACGAAGAGTACGCGGAGCAACCGCTTTTTCCGAGCGGCACGGAGGCCTCAGTCGAGGACTTGGACGCCGCACAAGAATTGGAAAACGCAAGCGTGCTTCTTGAGAACGAACACCCCAGCGGCCCAACCCCCGAAGAACTAGCCGACCCTGAGTACGTCGGGCAAGAGCAACTGTTTTAAGCAATGTTAATCGAAGTTCAAACAATCGACGGCCCACGCAAGGTTCGCGTGTGCGACTACTGCCGCACAGTCTGCATTCCGAGTGGGCGCTTTTGCAGCAGTTATTGTTACTACAACTTTCAGGAAAGGGAGAAGGTTAAATGCCAACAAACGTCCGCTTCAAAAAAGTAGTCGAGTTTGAAAACGCCGGCAAGCGATACCGCAAGGCCACGTCGGCAGAGGCCAAGAAGTTCCAGGGCGCTGTACGCGACACCTACGAGACGGCGCCCGGCGTGCCCTCGTACGGCTGGTTCGTTCCTGTCGATGCGAAGCCGGTTCAGCCCACGGAGCCGGCCAAGTAGGGATTCGGTTCGCCAGAGATTCGCACAAGGACGAGGTTAATGGGTAGCACGGCAGATTGGTCTTCAATCGTATTAATGTTTGCGTGCGCAGCGTTGTGGTCGGCCAGATGTCGGCGAGAGCCGGTGTATTGGCCACCAGATATTGTCGATTGCGCCGCGATTGCTTTGAGCTTCATTGGGGTTGGTTTGTTTTGGATCAGGTGAAACTTGCCGGTGCGTCTTTCCTATGAGCGCAGAGCGGGATTGCGGTAAATGGCCAAGTGGGTGACTGCGACACCCGTTTAACGGATAGCCAGCCGGTAATTACAACGAGCGAATTCTGATGAACATTTACAAGTGCAGCGAGGTTCCACCGGAACCGGGCGGATACTACTTGTGCTTCGGCACCATGGGCCACGGCCCAAAGCGAAAGCCAGATTGGCACAAGGCGAGGCTACTCAGCGGCAGCGCCAACAATGGCCAAGTGTGGGTCGTCGCCGGAAGTAAGCACATGGTTTACGGGGTATCACACTACGGCTACCTGCCGTGCGCCCCGGTGGATGTCGAAGCCACAGCGACCACTTGATTTTGTTTTGTGTCCCGGCTGAAGGCAGCCGGCAGATCGGTTCCCCCAAGGATTGCACGACGCGACGGGGTAAAGGATGCTCGGACTTATTTCATTCACGACGCCAGAGCTAGGGCGACGGCCCGAATCGCGGTTTCCCGACCGCCCGCTCTGGCGTTTATTTGTTTCGGGAGCTTTTACGGGAGAAGGCACGATGGCCAAGAAAGACACCCGCACGTACTGGGAGAAGTTGAAAGACCCCCGCTGGCAGAAGATTCGGCTTGAGGTCTTGGGTGCGGAGAAGTTTTGCTGCGAGGTATGCGGCGATAGCGAGAGCACACTACACGTGCATCACGGTTATTACCGCAAAGGCGCTGAGCCGTGGGATTACCCAACGGACTCGCTTCACGCGCTTTGTGAATCCTGCCACGACAATATTGGCATGGAAACCAAAGAGATACACGAGCGGCTAGCGTTGCTGCGGCCCGAATTGCTGTTTGATGTCGTGAAATTACTAAATGAATTTGAGGATGCGTGGCCATTTCATTACGTGATTCGAGATGAAGAACGATGGGCACGCGAGCACGTTAAAGACGAACAACCGCCACCGGATGGCTAAGAAACTACCGTACTTTCCGTTTTACACAGGAGACTGGCTCAAGGACGACGCCTTGACGCTTTGTGCGCCCGCGACGCGCGGCGTCTGGATCGATCTGCTTGCTCGAATGCACGAACGCGACCGCTCTGGTGAACTGTGTGGTACGGCCGATCAACTCGCCCGTGCTGCCCGCTGCTCGACCGTCGAGTTCGTCCACGCTGCAACCGATCTTCAGACCACCGGCACCGCCGATGTCATAGAGCGCAATGGCACGTTCATCATACGTAACAGGCGCATGGTTGCCGCATATAACGCTCGTAAGGCCAATGCTGAGCGTCAGATGCGTCATCGTAACGCCTGCCGTGACGGGCCAAATAACCCCCAGAAAACCCCACTCTCTGAAGATGAAATTGAAACTGCATTTGAATCTTTCTGGAAGGCATTTCCGAAAGGTCGCAAAAAGAACATGGCGGGCGCGCGCGAGGCGTTTCGTAAAGCAATCCTCAAAGTGACGCCGGAGGTCATCATCGCCGCCGCAACGGAATACGCGCAGAGCGAAACAGCACTCGTCGGAAAGTTCGTGAAGATGCCCTCAACATGGCTGAATCAAGAATGCTGGAATGACGACCGCGAGTCATGGAAGGACCACGACAAGCCGCCCGAATCGCAGGATACGTATCGCAAAGTGAGTGCCGAAGAATTCTCGGAAATGTATCGGGTCCAGCGTTTCAAGGATGGCCCGATTAGATCGCAGACCGATCCCCATTGGGTCTACGGCACGCTGCGCGACGGCAGCAAGGTCGAATGCAAAAACTACCCACTCCCAGCGGAGAAGCCATGACCCCCCAAACCAACGCCAACCGCCACCTGCGCGAGCAAGTCCGCTGCAAATGTACGAAATGCGGAGCCTCGTCGCAGCACCGGCTGATCTACCTGCGCACCAAGAGTGTCAGGTGCCCGAAGTGCGCGGGGAAAGTAGTGGAGATTAAAAGATGAGCAGGGCAATCTACTTTCACCTGAAGCGGTTTGATCCTGTGTATCACGATTTCCTAATCGTTGACTCACTGGACGACAGGGCATCATCGAAATCTGGGCGGGCTTTCGCCACAGCGAGAGAACTGATTGACCATTGGCTGGATAAATACCCAGATGGAAGCGTCGAGATTACCGCCGAGACAAAATAACGACCAATGACCACAGCCCGAAGTGCGGCGGGAAAGTGAGGGCCGTATGACAACCATTGGCGACGGACCAGAGAATGCCGGCGTAACGTGCAATTTCTGCGACACCAGCATCGCAGAATCCGACCTGCACGTTTGCGATGAGTGCGGCAAAGTGTTTTGCGAGGAGTGCGCGCCGTACCGAGAAGACGACGCACCGATTGACGTTTGCGAAGACTGTATCGTGGAGGAGAAGAGCGCATGAGCGACACCGCTTTTTTAATCAGTCACAGCGACCTGAGAAAGACGGTTGACTTTTTCGTGTTCCAGCCGGACGGCTCGCACGAAGATTGGATGGCGCGCCTGCGTGAGTCTGGCATATCACCTCGCACATTGATTGAAATTGCCGCCAACGAACTTGAGGCACTTGGAACGCCACAGACCGTCGAGTGCGCGAGCCGCTTGCGTGCCGGCGAGATGGACCAGTATGTAGCGGGGAGGCTTGGATTGGTATGAGCGATGACTATTGGGCAACCTGCCCGAAGTGCAGATCACCGCGCATTTCCGTTTACGAAGATGACCGCATGTTCGTTTACCTGTGCGGCACGATTTACTGCGGCGGCATGTGTGATAGCCAAAGCCCGATGTGCTATGACCGGCAGGTATATTCCGACTACCAGCGCGCGACCACGAAGACAACTGGAGGGGCGATTGACATGGGAAAGCCTGGAAATTGCAAGGTATGTCGAAAGGTCGCCCCTATCGGGGCGAGTGGACTTTGCACCGACTGCTTTCTTGCAGAACGCCGGATGAGCAGCGCGTCCGGCGAATCGCCAGACCTAAAGGAATTTCTGGACGAACTAATTGCATTATGCAGGCAAAATTTACCGGCCGGTCACTCCGGCTGCTGGGGTGAAAGCCCGATTGAATTGGTCACTGACATTATCAACGAACGTGACGACATTAAGGACGAAAGCCTTAGGCTGCGCAGCATCGTTAATATCTTGGCCGATCATGTAGCACGCGCTAAAGGAACGACCGTACCGTGTGAAATTCGCGCGGCTACTAAGAAATGGGAGGCGAGGACTAGATGACCACCGCCGCCACCTACCGCGCGCTACTGGCCTACGAGCGAGAGAAGAAGCGCCCCTCAGAAGCCGAGCGCGCCGGGATGCAGTCCGAAATCGAACGGCTGACGCGCTGCAAATCAGAGCGCGAGCGGCCCCCTGACCAACCATGCTGACTAAAGAAGAATTCGAGCGGCTGTCACCACGGGATCGCGGCTATGCCGTTTACATGCTCGGCAGCCGTGACGACCAGCCAAACGTGCCGGATGAATCGAACCCGTATCAGGAAGGCACAGAAGATTGGGCGCAATGGAACGTCGGCCAGCAGTTGGGAGTGCTCGAAGCCCAGGACAGTGAGGAATAACCCACTGCTTACGAGCAGAGCGGAAAGAACATGAGCCGCGTCGCCAACAACGGAATCCAGTATCAGCCCACACCCCCAGCCCAGAAGGGGCGGCGGAAGATTACGCGGCAGCGACGAAAGCGATTGGATCGGGACGCCGAGTACCTAGTGCTGAGAGATATTTATCTTGAGGAAAACCCGGTGTGCGCCATGTGCGCTTCGTGGCCAAGTTCGCAAGTCCACCACGTCGTGCGCGGGACAGCCGGCCGCGCTCGTTCGCTACTCAACAGCGATACGTGGCTTGGCGTCTGTGCGAACTGCCACGATGAAGTCGAAAAGCTCACACCAGCCGCGCAGATAAAGCTCAAGCAGAAATGCGTCAAGGAGACGATAGAAAGGTTGAGGCGATGAACGAAAACAATAAACGAGTTTGCGAGTGCGGCTGGCGTGGTCAAGAAACGGAGCTTGAATTCATTCAAGACCCCAGGGACGAACCAAACGGCTGGTGGGTTTGTCCAGGCTGCCGTGGTGCCGATTGTGTCTACCTTGCGTGCGATGAGCGCGGATGCTGGGGCCAAGTAACTTGCGGAACGACAACGCCAGATGGATACCGATGCGTGTGCAGCGGCCACTATCGAATCCTGAGCGCCAGCCGCACCGCAATTGATTGAGCGAACGGACTGAGGCGATTCCTGTTGGGAGGGAAGCGATAATGGCCCACGAATGCCCATGCTGCGGACAGTGCTGTTACTGCAACGGCGACATAGATGACTGCCTCAATAACTTCGAGGAAGACCAAGACAACTGCACTCACTGTGACGAGTGGGAAGATGAGGCATGGGATTGGGACGACTTTCCCCCAAGGAAGACGTAATGGCGACAACGATTGAATTCCGAGTGCCTTGCGTACCAGTAGCGCAGCCGCGTCAACGGCACCGGATCGTTAAGACAAAGACCGGAGGGCAGTTTGTGCATAATTACACGCCGACCGGCTCGCCTGTAAATGCGTTCAAGGCGGCTGTCTTCGATTCGTGCGCGCGTGCTTACAGTGGACCGCCGCTGAACTGCCCGCTGTCGATGTCAGTCTCATTCGTCTTTCCTAGGCCAGCAAACAAGATTTGGAAGACACGACAAATGCTACGCGAGCCGTACATCGCCAAGAAAAACGACTGGGATAATCTTGGCAAATCCGTATGCGATGCCCTGAATAAACTCTTGTTCACCGATGATGGTTTGCTATGCCAAGTAACGGTTGAACGCTGGATTGCGTCGGGCGACGAGCAGCCGCATTGTGAAATCAGAATCACCGAACTATCGAGCCCATGAGCACCGAATCCGCAGCCGAGTTATCTATCGAGGAGTAGCGCATGGGACTGAGCGCCAGTGCAATTCGAGCGTCTTGGGAGGCAGACCGCGACCACATCCGACGATGGTGCATAAAAGAAAAGAAGTTCACGCCAATGGGTGCTGAAAAATTCGTGCGTAACTTCATAGACTCGATGACGTTTGCTGGGATTCCGTCTACGTCGAGAGAGGGTATTAACGCAGCGTATCGGGAATGGCTGAAGCAAAATGACCAGTTGTGATTGCAGACAACCGCGAAAAACTACAATGAGGCCGCGCCTGATTATCGCTAGCTACAATAGAACAGCACTTGCAATGCTAACAGGGGGCACCTTGGCGTGCCCAAAGGATATTCGCGTTGGTGACTGCCCGAGCGCGCAGTTGGTCAGGCTGGTATGGCCAAGAGACGATGTTTGGAGATCGCATCGTAACAACCAGTGTCAGCAACTCCAGGCGGCGGCAGGCATGTCGCCTAGCCGGCGGCCAAACGGCCGGCACTTTTGAAACACGGCAGTCGCGGCAGAGGATAGCCGCGTGAAGGGGATTACACCCGGCCCCCGTCAGGAAGGCGGCGGGTCGGGGTTATGGGAGAAGCCATGAAAGAAATGACAAACGCCGAACGCGAAGCGCGGGCTTTTGAGGCACTCATTGTCTCGCAGCTCCGCAAAGAACCGGACAAGGTAAAGCCGGAAAACCTGCCGCCATTGAACGCCAAGGAGAAAGCTGCCTTAACGGCACTTGGCCCCAATCTCATTGATCGACTATGGGGGGAAGCGAAGTGACGCACAGTGACTATCTAGGCTTCTGCGCCGATGACCTGCAAGAGCGCGCAGTCGTGTCGATTGATGTATGCGAGCGCCTTCGCGTCATCGCCGCCGAGCTACGTGCCGCCCAAGCAGCCCTCGCCGCCGCCGACAATCTAGCCGAAGTCGCCAAGCAGTTTGCCTCCGATATGGAACTTAATCGGGTGCTGGCCACTTACAGGGCGGCAGCAGAAACCTATCGAGAAAGCAAAGAGACATGAGCGACCCACTGATAGAACAGATCGTGGAATCGGCCAGGGTGAAGTGGCCGACCGCAAAGTGGATTGAAATTAAAGGCGGGTCATGGCTGTGGTGCGCCACCGACAACAAGACTGATTCGTACAAGGCGACTATCGAAGTTGAAACCGATGAAGCAGTCTACGCAGATGCGGCCCGCACTTTGCCTGCCCTCCTTGAGAAGCTAAGGGGAGCCGACGATGCCTAAGCTCTTTCAGATTCACGAAGGCGACTTAACGGAATTGGAAACGACCCTTCCGAAGCTGATGCACGAGAATGCGGTCCACGCCACCGCGCGCGAGAAGACCCAATGGCGTCGCGTCATTGAAATTATCAAGAACGTCCGCTGGAATTACGGGCCGTGGCAACAATGCGAGCAAGAGGGAGCCGACGATGCCAAGTGAAGTGCCGGAAGTGCAATCGCCCGCCGCCAACTGACGGGCCGTACAAGCTATAATCACGTACCAAGGAGGGCTGACTTTGGCGACCGACATAAAAGGCGTAGCAGAACTAGGCCACTGGTCGGAATTCCCAGACGGCTATTACGTGTTCCTGGGGCCGACGTCGAACCCCCGCCGATTCCACATTCAGGTCACGGACAAGCCTAAGCGGCGGACAGTCAGGCACCGGCGGCACTCAAGGAACCCCCCGAAAAGGGTTGACGAAAGCACCGGGGGACCGCAAAATTAGGGCGAGAGCTTTGCAATGGATAACGAACGTCTCTTATTGCTAGTACGGTTTATCTCGTTTTATCTAGCCGCGTGTTGGGCGGCATGGCTCCTTACGAAACCAGAGTCGCCACGGCAAATCTCGCCAATTAAGCATGTCAGTGCCGGTGGAGAACACTTCTGGGTAGACACAACGCACCTTGGCACGGATTTTGACAGGTTAGACTATCAACTTCCCGATGAAAGCTGGTTGCGGTTGGAGAAGCGAAGCGATGGAGATTTCAACCTAAGCCGTTTATAACGCTGAATGGCGTTTAACAACTCGAATTGCCCGCATGGGCTCCAGCTAAACCGCTGGTTCCGAAGCTTGCATGAGCTTCAGAGCCAGCGGTTTTTTATTTGCGCCAATCGCCATGCGAATGAAAGTCACCGACATAACGACAGGCGCCAAGCACCGGATAACGCTCCAGCCTGACGACGAGCATCGAGACGGCGACGGGATCACGCTCGTTGAATTGCATTGCGGCGAAGCGGCAGCCGCCCAATTCACGATGGGCAGCATCCATGAGTTCTACATCGGCGGCAGCTTGTACGGGGGCCGCGGCAATGGCCAAAGCTAACTACTATCCCGACCCAAAGGAATTTACTGCCCATCGCCCTACGTTCCATCAGCGTTGGCGGATAGTTCTGCAAGCCCAGAGCGGAGAGGACGCAAAGGAGAAGGCCGACCGACTAAAAGAGCTGGGGTGGCCATGCGATATCGAAATCTTTGTTGGTGTGACGGACGGCCCAGAAGACAGCCTGCGCGGCGAAATTGTGATACAGCGTGAATTCCGACCCGTAGCCATGGCGCCAGCCGAAGCCGCAACGGAACCATGAAAACCAATCGCGTAAACAAACCGACGAAGCGCGAATTCAAAATGTCAGCCGGCTATCGGCGTCAGCGACGAATGGAAACCACGACCGAAAGGAATCGCCATGTTAGTTCTTCAACGGATCGTCAACCAATCCATCATCATCAACCACAACATCAAAGTGAAGGTGGTTGAAGTACGCGGAAACAAAGTCCGCTTAGGCGTAGACGCACCAAAAGAAATTCCGGTCCACCGCGAGGAAGTCGAAGAAGCAGTCAACCGAGTACACGGCGGCGCCCCAACCGTTTTGACACCACGGGTCGATGTTCCTTTACAAAGTTTAACCCCGCAAATTGACGGGCAGACTCCAAATGAACAAGGGGCGCCGCTGTGAATCAAGACACCCGCTGGTACGTGGAACTTTACTTGATGGCCTGCCATTTGGCTGACTTCTTTTTTCGAGTGCTGACGTGAAACGATCCCTGCGACTGATATTCCGCGACCGCCCCTTGCTGCTTCCCATCGTCGGGATGCTGGTCGTTGGCGCGATTGCAATTGCTTGTTTTGTTGTATTCGTTGTGAACAAATGATTTCTGCCTCACTCTTGGCCGTGCTTTGCTGGCTGGGGGCAGCCGGACTTATGGTTTACTCAATTCGCAAAGCAGCGCCGACTGATACCGATGGCGACCGCTCGGCTCGCTACGGGGCGTATCTCGCAATGGCCCTAGTTGTCTTCGGGCTTGGGCTCAGCGCTTACGCGGACCACACTACGCCCGCCCCTGTGCCCCCAGACAACGGCCCAGACGTGCCGCCGAATCCAGGTCCGGGACCAGAGCCAGTACCGCCCCCCACCCCGACGTCGTTTGCTTCCCAAGTCCAAGCCGCTTTCAAGGCGGACGGCGGCAAGAGAACGGACGCCTTGATGCTCGGGGCACTAGCCGAGCAGATGGGCGAAGTCATCCCGCAATATCGGGACTTATTCAAACAGACCGGCGATATCGGCGCTATCTGGGAACGGGTACGAGGCGCGAAGTTCCAGGAAGTAAAGACTTGGGCGCCAAAACTACACGCTGCCATTGATACCGAAGCAAACAACCGCGGGCTGAAGGTCGACGCCGTACTCAACGGCAACCGCGCCCAGTTTGCAAAGTTCTACGACGAGCTAGGAAAAGCATTACTGAGCTATGAATAACTTTAAGCCGCTGACTGAAGGCCGCGTATGCAAGGGCGGGCACAACCCACCGCTGCTTGATAATGAACTACGACCAGCGCCACCGATGGGCAGTGGCGGCCACCCGCCTATGCAAACGTCTCTAAACGTCTTAGCTGCTCAAGAAGCTGTAGCGGACCTACGCAATCCGCCTCCTCGTCCAACTCCACCAGAGATTCGCCGAGTGTGCAGTGAATGCGATGCACCGTGGGGCACTTGCTATTGCAAGGCGTTCTATATTGGGCTGTTGTGCCTAGTAGCAGCAAGTCCAGTTCAGTGGATTGCTCTCGCCATTTACTTCGCTTTGAAATGAATAGCATCCCGACATTAGCGCGCATGGCCGGTGGCCGAATCAAAAACGGTCGCTTGAACTTCGGGTGGATTCCACCGGACGAGCGAACGAAAGTTCAGGCGTTAGCCCACAACGCAGCCTTGGACCAGATGCCGGACTTCAAGATTTTCGGCTCAACAAATTACAAGGAAGGTAAGGCATTACTCACGGAGCTTTGGAATCACCCGTCAGTCGTCTCTGCTTTTGGATACGAGTACCCAGGCATTAGGCAAGTCACCGGGAGTTGCGTTGGCTGCGGCGGCGGCAATGCAATCTTTACGCTTTTGGTTGGCGACGCGGTTACACGCGGAGAACCCGAACGTATTGCCGTTCCTTTTTGGCCGATTCCCTATGGACGCAGCCGCTTCTATATGGGCGACCGCAGCCCCGGAGAAGGATCGTTAGGCGGCACGTTCGCCCAAGCGGTACGGGAGGACGGCACGCTCGATGCTTCGCAGGAAGGATTGCCGCGATTCGATAACGACAACGGCTTGTGCTGGGGACAGCAGACGGAAATCTCTTGGAGTGACGGCGACGCACGGCAAACACTCGACTTGCTTCCGCAAAGCCGCGAGCACCTTATCGGCACGACCGCTGAATGTAGATCGGCCGACGACTGGCGAGATGCAATCGTAAACGGCTATCCGGTAACGCTGGCTTCAATGTGGGGCGGCAACATGCTATGCCGCGAGCGAGGCAACCCGCCCGTCTTGCTAAATGAGCGAGTCACGGATTGGGCCCATCAAATGTCCGGGGAAAATTGGTGGGATCATCCATCACTCGGCGAAATCTTCTGGATTCAAAACCAGTGGGGGCTTGGAGCACACGGCATCTGCCCAAGCGGCGCCCCGCGCGGTGGCTTCTGGATTCTGAAAAAGGACGCCGAGTGGATTTGTCGCAACGGCGAAGTGTTCGCGTTCAGTCAGTTCGCCGGCTTCCCGGCGCAGAGCGTTCCTTGGGATTGGAGCAAATTCTGATGCTGCACATCATCGCAATAGTTCTCTTGGCTATCTTCCTGTTGAGCTACGGAATAAGGCACGCGACAAACGTAAAAATAGTTTGGCTCGATACGCTCGGAGCGCTATCAGCTTTGTTGGGTGGCGTCCTATTTCTAATCGAAGCCGTCTTAGGATTGAGGTAAACATGAAACGCGACCTACTTGAAATCGCCCATATCGTTTTGTTGGCCGTGTTGTTTGTTGCTTTGCTGGCGACGTCGAACGTCTTCGGCCAAACCGTCGACGAGCAGCGCACCATTGCCCGCGCAAAAGCGGACGCCGTATGGCAACTGGTCCTAGCGCGAGAAGCCGCGGAGCCGGGGCCGGCTAATCAAAACCCGCCAGACCCCGCCCCGGAACGCGGCGAACACAAATGCGCATGCGGCCCGAATTGCAAATGCGAAGGGGAATGCCATTGCGAATGGCCAGGTCAGTGTATGGGCATAAAGCTCGCTGATTTTTTGGATGTCGATATCCAAAAGTTCCACGACATAGAGTTGGAGTCCGGTACAACCACAACCGCTGGCCAAGTATTCCAGAGCATCCTAGAGCCGTCCGACCTGCAACAACAAATCGCCGAGCTCAACGCCCGCCACGAAGCCCTAGCCGACAAATACGAGTACCTAAGACAGCAACCGCAATCCGAAGCGCCGCAGCCCAGCTCCCCTCCTGCAACCCCCCTCGCAGGCCCAGTGAGGGCTGCGGCGCTTTCGTGGCTGGACTCCGACCAAGCCGGCTGGCGTCAATCAAAGGAGACTGGCAAGCCCGCAATCATCTATTGGAGCGGCCAGAGCTGCGCGCCGTGCCGTAGGTTCGAGCGCGACGTCATGGACGATGCCCAAGTGCGGGAGTTCCTTAGTGAGAACTTCGTTTGTGTAAAGGTCGACGCCGAGCGCGCCAAGAATACCGGCAAGTACGGAATCCGTGCCATACCGACCGTGCAATTTATCGATCCTCAATGGAAGCATTACTACACGCTAGAGCGGACAAATGACCCACAAGAATTCATCAGGCTGCTACAAGCGCGGTTGTACAAGGCAACGGACGGCACAGCCGCCAAGCCCGCCATCAACCGCCAGCGCGTAGCAATCCGCTACGCAGTCCGCACAACGCCGGCAGAAGACCAGGGGCAGTACGCATCGGCGGAAGTCCAAGAGTTAGACCCGCCCGCCAACTGGCAGCCACGGGCCACAGCAGCCCGCTATACATCGGGTTCGGCAGGCGGCTGGGGCGGCGCTAGTCGTGTTGTGTACGTCCAGAGTGCTCCGTCGTACGGTTCGGCAGGCGGCTACGGCTCGTCGGGCGGGTTCGGTGGCGCTGGCTCCAATGGCGGAGGCTACGGCTGGTCCGGCTATTCGCAGCCTTATTACGCCCCAAGAAGCTACTATCAACCGACTTATTACAGCGGTTGGTCCGGCGGCGGTTCAATTGTCTGCGGCCCCGGCGGCTGCTTGTTAGCGGCAGTCGGCGGCGCAGTGTTCTTTATGTACGCAAATTACCAGAGGAACAAGAAAAAGATCGTCCGAGCACAGAAGGAAGTGGATCACCTCTACGCGCACCTTGGCATACCGAAGCCGGTTGACCCGGCGCCAGTTGAGCGAAGGTACTAATGGAATTCACAACCGCCGACTACAAAGCCGCAGTCAACAAGGTCTACGCCGAAAGTCGGCTAGTACGCTGGCTCTGCAAACGAACGCCAGAGAATGAACAGTGCATCGAGAAGATTGCGAGCGTCGTATGGGTTCAGTGCATCCGCCTCAACGCTACGCAGAACAATGAGCTAGTTCGGAACAACTGCCGCAACGCGGTAGTAACAGAAATCGGCTTCGCATGGCTGCCGATACTGATTCAGATTTTACTGCCCATCATCATCGACCTACTCATACAGTTTTTCCTGGAAAAGCGAGCAGCTGAGCAATGAGCACTGAAGGCAAATCATTTTGGCTAACGGCAATTCAGACAGTCGGCTTCCCGATCATCGCCTGCATCGCGCTCGGCTGGATGTCGTACAAGACGATCGAATGGGAGCGCCAGCAAATGCTCCCGGCCATCGAGGCCAATACGCAGGTATTGCGCGATGTCAAGGAAGAGTTGTCGCGAGCGATTAGAACAACGAGCCAAGCGGCCAGGTCTACGGCCGAAGCATCGCGCGAAGTAGCGCAGGCCGTAGAAAAAGTCGAGAGACACGAGTAGCACCAAACCCCCAAAGGAATCCCTATGAACGCCGACGTGAAAAACAAGATTGCCGAAGTCAAGCCGCTATTAGACCAGCTCGACGACAAGCAAAAGGTATCAGCGGGCGGCCCCTACGGCAGCGACCTATCGGTGCTGATCGACAAGGTTATCGCTTGGGTCAAGACGCTCGATATCAACGCTTTCTCGCCGGAATCAAAGAAAGCAATGCTCGGCTTCCTGATTAACACCGTGTTGCCCAAGGTCAAAGACTACACACCGACCGTCGCCGACCTGGGGATTGACCTGTTGATAATGTTCCTGCGCCAGTGGCACGATTCGATCGTTGTACCGACTCCCGCGTAGCCGTGGGGTAGAGCGCGGCCGGGCCGCTCGCGTCCGGTCGCGCTCATGGATACCTAAGTCGAGGCAATATATGCGATGCCGGAATCCAGCCAAGTCTGGATTGAAGTTCTCCAGTGGGCACTATCCATACTGGGAATTGTCGCCGCCAGCGTCGGGGGCTGGTTGCTCAAGCGCTACAACACCGATCGGACAATGCTTACCCGGCACGACGAGTTGCTTGCCGAACATGAAAAGGAGCTTGGCTTACTCAAGGCGATGCGGAACGCCACAGACAACGGCGAGAAGCCAATCCGCATGATCGCGGAACTACAAAATACGGTTCAGCAACTCGATGACGAAATGATCGATTGGAAAGAATGCAACCGGATACGCGACCAGAGCTTCAATGACATGAACGAAAAGGTAACGGCGATTTTGCAGAACATGGCGACGGCCACGAACGATATCGCATGGATCAAAAAGACAATGGAAGCAAAACAATGAAGCAAGTTTTCCTCGCCGCCCTACTCTGCTTCCCGCTAACTGCTTTCGGGCAGGGGCAGTCGGTTTTGATTCTCAGCCGGGATCAGATCGACAACCAATTTATCTTCGGGCGGAACATCTCTGCGCCGCCTTCGCTTTCTCAACGGGTGCTGACGACTGGTAAGAGTATTCGTGGCATCTCGATGGATGAAAGCGGAATCCGCCCCAACGCAACCGTAATAGGCGGGGCTGCATTTATTACAAGCTCAGGCTATCCCAACTCAGGCGCTATCGGGCCAGTCGAAGGCATCTTTCTCGATGGCGAAGAGACAATCAATCACACGACGCAGGAAGCCGACGTAGCGGACGCAATCAAACTTAGTTCCCTCCGCCCCTCAGTGCGTGGCTGCCATATCACAGGCTGGAAAGGGATTGGCGTTCAGCTTGCTATTTCGACGGGTGGTTCGGCTTCGTCGCCTTTTATCTTCGGCAACACGATTAGGGAGTGCCACACCGGGATCAAGCCCGCATCGAGTGACCAGATCATCGTAGGCAACACGATTATTGGTTGCCGAATTGGCTTGCATGGCCTTAGTAGCTCGGGGCAGATTCAATCATCTAATAACCACTATTACGGGCACGCTTCGCAAACTTCTGGCACCTATGACGGCAAGTGCGCCTACGTCCAGGGGAGTGTTTACGGGTTCGTCAACGATACCTTTGAAGCATCAAACTATGGTGTCGTTTCAGAGGGCGGCTATGGGCGCTACATCGGCTGCCGCTTTCAGAGGATCAATATCGGCTGCCTCTATCTCGGCGGCACGGCGAACATCGTGGACGCCTGTAGCTTTGACATTCAAGACGCGACCGAACACGCACAATTCGATGACGTTTATGGCGTGATGCTAGACGGGGTGCGCAACCGAATTTCAGACTGCCAATTTGAAATCTCAGGCTACGACGGCAGCAGCCCAGGAACGGAAGGCGGCGGCCAATGTACGGCGGTCAAGATATCGGCCCACGCCTGCTCTGTAATGAACTGCTACTTCCAGGACTTTGACGCCGATTCTCCAGCCCGCGGCATCCACATCGATTCAGCCGTTAAAGGCTTCCGGGCGGATGTTCACATGTGGGGGTTCAGCGATGCGGCCGATGACTTTCTCGATATTGATTCAGCTTCGATCCAAGGCGTCGAGATCGTGATTCGAGGCAACAGCACCGAAGACGCAACCTTTCCTGTAACGCCCGACGCCGATGACGCCGCCCAATATGTCGACATCCCGGAATTGTGGGACTCCACAAATTCAATCACGATCATCAACGAGGCGAACGGCAATTCGTTTGAGTTAGTTCCTGGGACGGCTTACTGACTGCATAAGTTGCATTGCAATTCATAAGGAAACTTAAAGCCATAAGCACCCATTGCCACGGACTGGCGCCGATCACTAAAAGCGTACCGGCAAGAAAACCCCATACACACCACGTAAACGACACAGCTACGTAATAACCCATCGCTTCCTCCATTGAATAAGCCCACAAAACAACACGAGCAGCCGCCCAGCCGGCTCAGGTACGTTAAGCGGTTCGCCGAAAAAGCGTATCGTCTGCTGTTGCAAGCTGGCGACCTTGTTGCCTTGCACAATGTACTCCAACTGGTCAATCGTCTGCGTAACGTCAGTCAGGTCATATCCAGTGAGCCCGACGCCGAGCTTGGGGACGAACTGCCGCAGGACCATATCGGCAGCGGTAGGCTGCCAGAGGTCGTCAGAAAACCAGCCGCTAGGCGCCGCGACCGAAACGTGGGCGATCCACCTGCCATCTTCTTGCGACAGCCAATGCTCGAAAGTATCGACCTGTTCGGGAGTAGCAAAGATCACACGTCCGACGTCGGCGGAAGTGTACTCACCGACCAGGGACGTAAGATCGCCTTGTGGCCCGGCCGCGAATTCCATTTCGATTGGCTGGTCAACGCCACCGACGTCGCCCGACCCGCCATCCTGTTCGATTTCCACCAGCAGTATCGGTGCCGCGGAGGCCGAGAGGGGGAGGAGGAAGGCTGCGGCGACCAAAAGCGATTGACGATTAAGCCGCGAAAGCGCGGTTGCAGCAGCAAGCGAAATCATCATTCCGACTACAAGGATGGCCAGGCCGGATGTTATGCCGGACAAAATCATCGACCCTCCGACGCCGACCAGAACGCCGCCTTCCCACAGCCCGAAACAACGAAATATTTGCATGGTCGTCTCCAAAAAGGCGGCCCGCCACCACACGGCTTTCCTGCCACGGAAAGATGCGCGCAGCGACGGGCCGCTTTGTACGTTCTGGGGACATCCGTGGCAGGACTCCTAGCAGCATAAGCGATGCCCACCAAACAGTCAACCAGATGGCTTTTGCTCGCGGTTTTCGCGGGATTGGCCGTGGAGTGCCGGGCGCAGCCGGTAGCATCTCTGGCGGAGCGCTCGATCTCCGAGCACGGCGGTTTGTACGTGCGGGTGAATATCTGGCGCAACGCGGCCAGCCGGGACCGCGGAGACGTGCCGCATATCGAGAGCTTTCATTTTTTCGGCGTGCGGCCGACCCGTAAGACGGTGGAACTGGACGCCAGCGGCCACTGGAAGCTCCTCAACGGAGGAACTGTCGACCCGGCCACGTTCAGCGACGAGAACCCGCCGCCGCCAAGAAGCGAGCTAGTAATGATCGACGTGCCGTTTGACGTGAAAGCCTATGTCCGCCGCCACGTGCGCCGCTACGCGCTCGCCATCCGCTGGCAGCAGCAATCGGGCCTCGACCGCAGCGACCGGCGCGTGCGGCGCAGCCAGACCGATCGGCACGGCCTATTGGCCGCAACCAGTGACCTTTCGCTGAGTGGCTTGTAATGCGGATTTGCCTGTTACTTTTGTTGCTGCTCGCTTCGCCGCTTCAAGCTGCGCAAGAAATCATCAGCGTTGCCGCATCGGATGATGACGCGCGCCAGCGTGACGGGTTAGGCCCGTTTTTTGTTACGGAAACGATATTCTTCGTCGGCGACGGCGGCCCCTCGCACATCGGCATGCGCTTCGTTGTGCCGAACATCGCCAGTGGTGACACGATTGATGCGGCAACGCTGGAATTGATCGGAACGGGCGTCGATGCCACCGACGACATGGACGGAGACATCCACTGCGAAGATATCGACGACTCACCAGATTTCACGGACAACGCCACCGTCGATGGCCGCACGGTGACGACGGCGAACACAGTATGGACGGCAAGCAATCTTGGCACGGGTGCTGAAACAAGCCCCGACTTTGCATCCGCCGTGCAGGAGGTAGTCGATCGAGCCGGCTGGGCGGCTGGCAATGGCTTGACGGTTATTATCCGCGCCAACGGGACAGGCACCCAATACAACTTCGCAGCCTGGGACCACGCCACTCTCGCACCCGCCGAAATCACGATCGACTACACGCCGGGCGCCGGCGGCGGCACGGCCTTGCCGCTCTTGAACCATTACTACATAGGCAACTGACATGCGTTTTATCCTGCCGCTGTTCATCGTGCTTGGTGCAACTGCTGCGCACGCGGCCCCGCTCTTGGATATCATTACCAAGGGCGCGACTGATCGCAGTGTGACAATTCGCATCTGCGACTCCGGCGACGGCACGCCCGAAACTGGCGTCGTGTTCGATACCGCCGGCATTGACTTGTGGTATCGGCGCGAGGGCGCAGCCAGCGTCGACATCACCGAGGCGACTCTCGCCGCGCTCACTACGGCGCACACGGACGGCGGATTTCTGCACGTCAACGATGGCGAGTATCGCTTGGACTTGCCGGATGCGGCCTTCGCAACGGGAGCCAATTACGTTGATATCGGCGGGACAGTAACCGGGATGGTTGTCTTCGGCGGCCGAGTGAAGCTAGTCGGTATAAACGTTGAAGATGCGGTGCGCGGCGGCATGACGGCATTGCCTAATGCAAACGCCGAAGCAGCCGGTGGCCTCTACACGCGAGGGACCGGGGCAGGCCAGATTAATCAGCCGGCCAACGGCATGGTCGACGTGAACGCAGTACGCCACCTGGGAACTGCGTACGCCACGCCAACAGTCGCCGGGGTTCCCGAAGTGGACGTAACGCACTTAGGCGGAGGCGCACAATCGGCGACCGACCTAAAAGACTTCGCAGACGACGGCTACGACCCGGACGTGGACCGCATCACGGAAGTAAGCAACACGCTCAACTCCGAAAGCGTTGATAACGTCGATGTAGCAGCAATCGTCGCATCATCGTTTGGTCCCGACGTCGACGCGGAAATTCTAAGCTACATAGTCGACGACTCTACACGTATCGACGCCTCAGACCTCAATACAGAGATAGACGCCATAAAGGACGGCGGCCGTCTTGACCTGATATTCGATGACATCCTGACTGATACGGCTGACATTCAGCCAAAGCTCGGCACCTTCCCAGACTTGGCTAGCGGGGCTACTCTCGCGGGCAATCTTGAGGACATGCGGGACAACGGCACGGCAGCCTACGACAGAGCTACCGACAGCCTGCAAGCCATCAGAGACCGCGGCGACGCGGCCTGGATTACGGCGACGGGATTCTCGACGCACAACGCCGCTGACGTATGGGTGGCCGGAACGCGCACACTTACGGCAGCTACAAATATTACTAGCACTGGCGGCACGACCGTACCGCAGACGGGCGATTCATTTGCACGCCTTGGGGCACCGGCTGGCGCCAGTCTAAGCGCGGACATCGCGGCTATCGAGGGGCAGACAGATGACATTGGCGCGGCTGGCGCCGGGCTCACCGCTATCAACTTGCCAGACCAGACAATGAACATAACGGGCAACCTTACCGGCAACGTCTCAGGCTCCGTAGGTTCGGTCACTGGCGCCGTCGGCAGCGTAACAGGCAACGTCGGCGGCACGATCAACGGCCTGACTTCAACCGCCGTAGCAGACTTCTTCGACGTCGATAGCGGCACGGATTACGCCTCTGCGGTGGCTGGCTCCGTGGTCAAGGAAATCGCCGACAACGCAGGGGGCAGCGGTCTAACCGAAGCTGGGATTGCGGATGCGGTTTGGGAGGAAGTTCTCTCTGGTCATTTGGGCGCCGGCAAAGCGGGCCAAGCCCTTGTAGACGCCGGCTCGGCTGGCAATCCGTGGTCAAGCCTGCTCGTCGACAATACGCTGACCGGCTCGATGGGCGAAGTAATGAACGACATTAACGACGCCGAGCCCTTTGACTTAAGCGCTGAGATTGTAGAAATAGGCTACGACCTGGCTATAGACCTTATCGAAAGCCTAATGCCGGCCGACAACGCCCCGAACCGTACTTGGGTCATGCGCAGAGGCACAACCGCCCGCATCATCGCCAAGAGCGACGACGAATCGCCTATCTTCTGGGCCGACGTATCAAGGATGTTAGGACCGACTGAAATCATTACAGGCACGCCAACTGTTATGGCTTCGGGCTGCACGATTACCGAAGTAGCAACCGCAGGCGATTTCATTTACTGCAAGATTGCTGGTGGAACGGTAGGCGAGACGCCGGAAGTAGTCTTTACCTTCGACGACTCAGGCGGCGGCGACCCGAACGTAGCTCGCGGCGAATTGCGGATTATTGATTGATGAAACGCTCCCTACTATACCTCGTGCTCTTTCTGGCCGTGGCGCAGCTTGCACAGGCCCAGGGTCGACGCATTCCGTTTGTACCCTACGTCGTAGTCATAGCACCGACAGACGGCGTGGCGGATGCAGGACCACAAATCCAAGCGGCTATCGACCGCGCCCCGGCTTTCTCCGAGGTCATTCTCCCCAAAGGCACCTACGCGATTGGTACGGCTGGTATCTCGCTATCGTCGAAATCCAATCTGACTATTCGAGGGTTTGGGGCGAAGCTCAAAGCAACTGGTGTTTCCGCACTCAATACGGGCGGCACCGGCGCGTCGATGATCCTGTTGGACGCCTGCACCAACATCAAGATTACTGGACTAGAGATTGACAATGATGAGATCGCGCACAATCCAATCGCGCTGCACGACTCGACCGAATGCGAAATCTCGCACTGCAAAATCTACGACGGGAACGCCACGGCCCACATCTTCTCACTGAACGGCACGCGCAACCGCTATCTCTACAACCGGATCAACGGCGGTGCTGGCACGACACGCGGCATGTGGATCGGCAACTCGAACAGCGACTTGGAGGATGACTGCCTGATACAGGGCAATCATGTCAGAGATGCACCGGCCTCTGCCATCACGGGCCATTTCAACGGCGGAACCATCTCCGAGAACTATGCAATTGGCTCCTCTGGTTCGGGCATCAATTTTGGCGCTGGTGCTGGAAGCCCCGAAAATACGCGCCAACTCATCATTGCGCTAAACCACTGCTTGGGGAATGCATTCCACGGCATTCAATCAGACGGAACTGCCCCAGTCTATAACCAGCAAGTCGATATTAGCACCAATTTCTGTGGCGAAAACGACGGCAGTGGAATCTTCGTAACACTGCTCCGCGACAGCGTAATCAAAGGCAACATTTGCTGGGACAACAACGCAGACGCTAGCGGCAGCGGAAACGGAATTACCTGCGCGGTTGGCAAGGGGTTAACTTTCATAGGTAATCGATGCTACGACACGCGAACTGGCGGAAGTCGTACACAAACAAACGGCATTGGAATGGCAGCGGCAGCGGCAGCGCTCGATATAGAAAATATATCAATTACAGGAAATGCCTGCCCCAATAATTTAACTAGCGGAATCGCAATCACAAATTCAGGTTCGGGCACTATCGCCGGCGTAGCTGTTGAAATCAACTACTGTGTAGACAACGGAACCAACGGGGTTTTTATTACTGATGCAGTAGTTGGCGACCTAACGGAGTTCACTGTAATTGGCAACCATTGCATGGGTAACGGAACAACCGATCTTCGGATCGACCCACCTGATGCAGTGATTTCCGGCAACCGCTACACAACGAGCATAGGTCTAGAACACACGTTCACCGACCAGGACACGACACCAAGCGTCAAGAGCCGGCGGGAATTCGTCGCCGCCAATACCGCAGCGACAGTCATCACCAACTTTGACGACGGCGTAATAAACCAGGTCATCGAAATCCGGGCAACTAACGGCAACACCACAATCAACAACACGGCCAACACGCTATTGACTGGGGCAGCAAATCAAACACTGACGGCCAACAGCACAATCAGCTTCCGCAAGATATCAGCGACCGTTTGGATTGAAACCGCACGGAGCATCAAATGAAACGCCTTTTCTATTCGTTGCTGTGCTGGCTTATCTTGTGCGCCCCCACCTTCGCAGCCGGCGAATTCCAACTCCTAGACAAGTCCCTAAGCGGCCAAACGCTCTACGTACTGCTATTCTCGGGCGCAGGCGAAGCGGACGCAGGCGGGGCATGGGATGGCGACAGCTGGGAGCCCCTGACCGATACCTGGTCGACCTTCGATATCGCTATGACGGAGGTGAGCACCACGGGCAACTTCCTAGGCACGATGCCCTCGATAGGCAACAAGTCCATCCGCTGGGTCATTTACCAAGACGCCTCAGATGACGCCACGCCGGATTCAGCCACCGACATACCGATTGCCGAAGGCGACGGCTATTGGACCGGCTCTGCATTCGATAACGCCGATTTAGCCGACTTGATGAACCTCGTCTCCAGCCTCCTCCCCGTAGAAAACGACCCCGATAGAACATGGGTCATGCGTAGAAGCGCAGAGTTCGTCGGCAGCCGCACAATCATCGACAAATCCGACGACGAGACAGTAACCCTATGGGCCGACGTCTCCCGACTCTTAGGCGAAAACGAAGTCATCGGCGACTTGGCAGATATCGACGTCACGGCCACGGGCGTAACAATTACCAACATCGCCAAGCAAGGCAACTTCATCTATGCGGACTTCGCAGGCGGCAGCGTGGATGACGACCCGATAGAAGCCGAGTTCAGCTTCGAGACGGATACGGGGACGCCGATTGTGGCTAAAGGAAGGCTCAGAATCGTCGACTGAGATGGATACAAATGGCAACGCTAAAAAGGCCGCTTTCCTCAGTGCATACGCCGAGTGTGCGACGGTTCGTCGTGCGGCCGAGGCAGCAGGGATATCGACTACCAGCCACTACCGCTGGCTCGAAAGCGACCCCGAATATGTTGCAGCATTCGAGGAAGCCGAGCGCCTTAGCGTCAAGTCATTAGAGGAGGAGGCACGCAGACGTGCATATGAAGGCTGCCGCCGATTAAAGTTCGATGGCAAGGGCAATGTGCTAATCGACCCAGCAACAGGCGAACCTTATGAGGAATTGCAATACAGCGATACCCTGATGATTTTCTTGCTCAAGGGTGCCGCTCCCGATAAGTACCGCGAGCGAATGGATACGAACGTCAATGGCAAGGTAGAGCTAAGCGGTGAAATTACACACAAGCACAGTCTTGAAGCCCTCTTAGGGCAAACAGATTATGTCGGATACCTACGTCACAGAACTAGCCACGAAGATTGTGACTCCGGGGCTATTTGCCAGATACGTGAGCCAGGGAACGGCAAGCCCGTGGAAAATGGCACGCCACATGGCGGTGCTGGACCGGGAGCTAACGGACATCGAAACGGGAGCGAATGACCGGCTGATTGTCCAGATGCCCCCACGCCACGGTAAATCGTTCCTGACAAGCGGTTACTTCCCGGCCCACTACTTAGGCATGTTCCCCGAACGCAACGTGATTATGTGCGGAGCAACGGCAGACTTGGCTCTCGAATTCTCAGGCATGGCCCGCGACCTGTTGACGGAGCATGGCTGGATGTTCGGTGTCAAGGTTCGCAAGGACCGATCAGCCCGCGACCTCTGGCAGCTAGAGCAAGGGGGAATCTGTCGTGCTGCCGGTGTCGGTGGTGCCGTCATGGGCCGCGGAGCGGATTTGCTCATCATTGACGATTACTTCAAAGACGTTGAGGATGCCTTATCTGAGACGATGCGAACGAAGCTCTATCAGTGGTATCTATCGACCTCCGGCACACGCCGAAGCCCCAAAGGCGCTATCGTGGTCATGGCGACCCGCTGGCACGGCAAGGACTTGATCGGCCAGATACTCAATACAGCCGAGCAGACGGGCGAGAAGTGGCGCGTAGTTAACTTCCCTGCCCTTGGCGACGATGGGGCTGCGCTATGGCCTGAGGTATGGCCGGCTTCGCTCTTAGAAAAGATTCGCTCGGAAAAGTACGCCTCGGGCTACCCGTGGATTTGGGAAGCGTTGTATCAGCAGAACCCGCCCGACGTACTCGATGCGGAGTGGCCGCCTGAATACTTCGACAATATTTGGTTTGATGAATGGCCGGACGACTCGGAGCAGGTATGGCGCGTCATGTCGTTAGACCCATCGCTGGGCGGTGGATCATCCGAGAAACTTGATTACTCAGCGTTTATTTTCGGGGCTCTTAGTAAGGATGGGATCGTATACATCGACGCGGATATTGCACGGCGTGACATCGTTCAGCAAGTCGATCGCGGGCTGCACTATTGCGACACATTCAAGCCCCAGGTTTGGGCTATCGAGGTCGATACATTCGGAGCCATCGAGGCGCTAGTACGGCACAAGGCTTTAGGGATGATGCCGCCGATAGCTACGATCCGCCAGCACAAGAACAAGATCGGCCGAATTAAAGTAGGGCTAACCGATTATCTAGCCCGCAAAATGTTGAGATTCAAAAGGCGGTCATCGGGCACGGCTCTATTAGTTGAGCAGCTAAAAGGCTTCCCTTCCCACAAGTTTGATGATGGCCCCGACGCCTTGGAAATGGCCCTGCGCATAGGGCGTGAAATGGGCAATCCGTTGCCACGCCTCCCTGAAATGGTACTAACATGACCGATGCAAAACAGCAACTAACCGAACTGCGCGAGCAAGCGGAATCGTTATTGCTCGAATCGCAGGTCCACGCCCTGCAAACCCGCTTGCGACAGGCCAAGGAGCAGGACCGGCTTATCGAGGGCTGGGGTGACTTGATCGACCCCATGGAGTCTTTGCGCGCCGACCCTTCGTTTTTCGGCAACCCGTACGGCGGGCGGCAGGATCGGGCCGACGCCAAGCGCTACGGGGATTATTCTCCGCACTTTACGGACGAGGCTACCCTCGGGTTTATTCGCGGCGCCGGGCAGTTTATCGCAGAAACCGACCCGGCCGGAATCAATATTGTCCAGACGCTTACTAGCTACGCCATTGCAAACGGGATGGAGCACGAGGTCACGCCTAAGCCGGAAGCCGGTCTGGAGGCAGAGCAAATCGCCGCCGAATGCCAGGCGGTTGTCGACGAGTTCCTGGAGCGAATCGGCTGGCGCAATTCCTTGGATGCCGAGCTATTCGGCCGTACTCGCAAGGCAGGGGAGCGATTTGTTCGCGTCAAGGATATCGGGGGTGGTTACGCGGATGCCGAAGTCCACGAACCGTCTTGGATAACCGAACCTCTTAACGCACGGCAGATTGAAGACTACTACGGCTTTCCGGGCCTTGAATGGAAATACGGCGTAGCCTCCCTGCCAAGTCGCCCGCACATGGTATACGGCTATTTTTCCTGCCGATACGGCGACCGCAACGATTGGGAGTTCATACCGGAAAGCGAAATGCTGCACGTCAAGGTCAACGTCGACCGCGGCGTAAAGCGCGGACTATCGGACTTCTACGGCGGCAGCGAAGAGTGGTTGACCGAAGCCAAGAAGACCTTGCGAAACATCGTCAAGGGGGCCGGGGTTCAGGCGTCTATTGCGCTCATCCGCAAGCACCAAAAGGGTTCAACCAACGCCCAAATTAACTCGATGGCGGATGGGGTTGTAGAGTTTCAATCGAAGCTGCCTCCCTTGTACGGCGACACGTCGGCCAGGAACATCCCGACAGAGCGTTGGTATCCGGGCAAGATCGTTGACATGCGTTCGTTTGACGCGATGTACGGCCCCATGGGAACGCCTGTAGGCCCGGTACTGGTTCAGGTAGTCGACGCCTCGTTACGCCACGCCGGCCGCCGCTGGGGCTTCCCGGAGGATATGATCTCGGGCAACGCATCGAGCACCAACTACGCTTCGATCCTGGAAGCTCATACGCCGTTCGCCATCCAAATGAAGCGAGTGCAGGGCCAGGAAGCTGAGGCCGATCGGCAACTCTTGTGGCGTGTAATTGACATAGCGTGCAAGGCCGGGCGCCTTAGCTACGACTGCCAGACGCTTCGCCAGTTCGTGACGATCGACGTCACGCCTCCCGATATCGAGGTGCGCGACCAGCAAAAGGACCACACGATTCGCAAGGAGCAGCATGAGGCGGGCTTGCTTTCCCTTCGTACGTGGTCCGAGCAGGAATCGCTAGACCACGACAAGGAGCAGGCCAACATTACGACGGAACCAAAGAAACCGGAGCCGATCATAGCGATGCCGGGTCAGCCGATACCGGGAAATCCGTTTAACTACGACGCAGGCGAGCGTGGCCAGCAGTACCCGGACCAGCAGTACGAATCAATATCGGTTCGGGCGATGGATTTACTCCTGGAGCAGGCCGATAGATGACAACTATTTTTCTAGGCCAGCCATACGCCGGAACTATCGAGCTTGAATCGCTCGTAGCGGCCGTCGACTGCGCGCCTGGTTTGGACGTCGTTCGGAAAGCCGCAAAGTGTAGCCTAACCGCCAAGGGATTTAACTTGCTGTTAGCCGAGTTCCGTGACGGCGACTACGACTACTTCGCCATGCTGCACTCGGACGTATCGGCGCCCGCCGGCTGGCTCGGGGCGATGGTCGCCATGATGGAGAAAACGGACTTTGACTTACTCCACGCCCCTTGCGGTATCAAAGACGATCGAGGGTTGACATCAACTGCCGTGGCTTTCTCGCGTGATATCTGGGGGCCGAAGCGCCGGATTACAACACGCGAGCTAGAGCGGTTGCCGATGGTGTTTAGCGCAGAATCGCTACGTCCGATCTTCGGTGATGTTTATTGTCTGCTGCCGAACACTGGTTGCATGTTATTGCGCGGCGATTGGCTAAAGGACTGCCCGGCCTTCACGATAATCGACCGGATTGTAAAACGAGGCGGCAAGCACAAGGCCGAAAACGTCTCTGAGGATTGGCTTCTAGGGTACTGGCTTGCGGAGCGTGGATTGAAAGCTGGCGCAATCAAGATACCGACAACGCACTACGGGCGAACCAGCTACAGTACGGCCAAGCCATGGGGAGAAGATCGGGACGGCCTGATGTTCCCGTGGGACGTGGAAGGCTGGCTAACCGATATTGAGGGCGTAGCGCTAGCCAGATTGGCTAAAGGCAAGTGCGTGCTGGAGGTCGGCAGCTATTGCGGCAAGTCAACGATTTGCATGGCCCAGACCGCCGAATCGGTTACGGTATTCGATCCGTTTGACGGGCGTGCTACAGCGGACAGTCGGGATACGCTTAACGACTTCAATCGCAACCTGCGCAACTACGGTGTTGCCGATAAAGTAACGATTGCCGATTGGCCGAACTGGCCCAACGAGACGTTCGATATGGTGTTCATCGACGGGGCACACGATTACGAGTCGGTTGCTACGGACATCGACAACGCCCGTAATGTATTGGCACCTAGCGGGCTGCTGGTGTTCCACGACTACCGTACGATTCCGGGCGAGCATGACGGGCGCTGGGATGCTGGTGTAACGCAAGCCGTGAATGAATTGCTTGAAGCCGGGGCGAGAATCGTAGAGCGCCACGGATCGGTTGCCGTCGTACGGTTGGGGGCGGTCTATGCCGACGCTTGACGATATCCGTACCCGCGCCGAAGCGGGCTTGGAAAAGCTATTATCCGCATTGGACCAGCGGCACAAGAAAGCATTGCGCGCTGCGATCAAGCGGTACGGGCGCGTTCAGGATATCCCCGAAATCTTTTGGGTCGAAATGCAAAGGGAGATCGAACAAGAGCAGATAGCAGCAATCGCCTTATTGATTCTTGCAGGCGATGAGTGGACCGCTGACGAGCTACGAAAGCAGGGCGTCGTAGTTGGCAAGGCAGACCGCAACAAGGCAACAAGACAGGCCGACGATCAACTCCGCGAGACATCATCGCAAACCGTCGATACGATCCGCAAGCGATTGGCCCGCAAGATCGAAGATTCACGTACGACGGGACCGGGTGGCGTAGGGGAACTAACCGACGAGGGAATTGACGATTCGCTTGAAGCTGTATTCGACGAGGACAGGCGCAAGGGCATCGCTACGGACGAGACTACCGTAGCGCTCACCAAAGGCCAGCGTGAAGCCGCAGGCAGGGGCGACGGCGCACGGACGGAGACGGGGCAGCGAGTAGAGATTGAGCAGTACTGGTCCACCGAACTCGATGACAGGGTATGTCCCCGTTGCTCGCCTTTGCACGATCAGCCGGAATCAGTTTGGGGGCGAGTGTTTCCCAATGGACCTGGGCCAGAAGCGCATCCGAACTGCCGATGCAGTCTCAGGCCCGTTGTTGTCGTATCAATATCTGCTCAGGAGTCTGAGGCGAAAGGCCGCTGGATCACGATCAAGGGAAATCCAGTAAAGATTAGCGACAATGGCACTGTATTGACTGGCCCGATGAAAGGCATGGAATTAGCCGACAAAGACAAAGACCGCGAGACGAGCGACAACCTAGATGACGATGAGCGGAACGCAATCGAGGATTACACAACTGACAAATTCCAGACTGTCAACAAAGCATTACGAAACGATGGACCGCTGAAAGGCGAGACAAAGGAAATTGTTAGCCGGATTGATTCGGCACTCGAAAAGGCACCCAAATACAAAGGCGGTGCGGTATTCAGAAAGTTTGATGCTGATGACACGCTGATTGCGCAGCTTCAAGTCGGCAAGACATTCAGCGATAAGGCGTTTATTTCGACAAGCAAGGACAAGCCGGCCTTTGTGCCAAAGGGAACGGTAGCCCTGCAAATTGTCGGCAAGTCTGGGGTGGATATTTCAAGCCTATCGCTTCACGGAGCGGCGGAAAAGGAAGTCCTGTTTCCGAGAGACGCCAAATTCAAAGTTGTCAAAACGAAGCAGCATGAGCACGGGGGCTGGGCTGCGATTTTGCAGGAGATTTAGCGATGAATCAGGAGGCCGCATGACACAAGCAGAAGTAGACCAATGGTGTGACGCCGAAGTAGAGAAGCAAGTCGGCAAACGCTGGGATGACGGCAAGCGCGAATGGACCAAAGAAATGGTTGTTGCCGCCCTCGCTATGCGCTACATCGGCAACGAGCAAGTAAGCGACTGGGCGAAACGTCGCCAAGAATCGGAGGCCGCATGAAGATTCAGTGCGTCTATACCGCCAGAATCGAGGACGATATGTGGCTCGTCGTTAGGTTTCATCCACGCGATACGCAGGCAGCATACAACGAAGTTGCTAGATGGGCGCTGAAATATGGGCTAAACCCACTCTGCGTGCTAGCCGCCCAGACGTGCATTCTGCGACTGGCAATAGAAGCAACTTCTGAAGTAAACGAGCAGGAACCCGCCGCATGACGATCAAGGAGCTACTTAGCGTTATAGAAAACGAGCTAGAGTACCGCCGCAGCGTGTTCCATGACGACCCACGCAACGTCAACCACAATCCAGAACACGACCGACTGATAATGATCCTTAGGGAAACCGCAGCGCTAATCCATAGTGAATTCCCAGCTGATTGAGGCCCGCATGACGCCACCGATGGCCAGCCAAGAGAAGCGAACGGTAAAGAAGCGACCGCCTGCCCCGGTTTGCCCAGGTTGCAATAGCAACAATACGATAGTTACATCATCTCCGGCAGATGTTCGGTGGTACAAGTGCCTCGACTGCAACCGCAAGTGGAACGGCGTGAAGCGATAGAGCCGGATTCAAGCTGCGCGGCAACTCAGCGCCCTAGAAACGCTTTCGCCCATTGCAACTAGGATGGCGGCGACCGGAAGTCCATTATCCCCGCAACCGAAGCGCCGGCGGGCCGCAGTTGGGATAAGCCATCACTTGCACGCATTCTATCTTCTGCTTTCGTTACAGCCAATGTAAATCCAGCCTTTTATAAGGCGATAAACGGTTTAGGATTCAATTAACCGACAGCGGTTCGCTACCGTCGTCATTGAAGCGATGCCTGTGCTGAGGCAGCACCCTTAGCGCAGGCATTTTTCATTGGCGCTCTTCAAGAAATCATCCAGCACGATTGATCTTCGGGAAGAAGAGTTCACCGAAGCGGCCAGCCTCAAGATCGACGAGGAAGCTGGCGTTATTCGTGACGTGAAGATTCTCGGCCGGCAATCCAAGAAGGGTCACGAGTACAGCGAATCGGCCATTCAGCAAGCGGCCAAACTCTACGAAGGTTTGGAAGTCAATCTGAATCATCCGAAGGGTAACGCATCGGAGGTTCGTGACATCGCCGACGGCTGGGGCCAGTTAAAAAACGTACACGTCGGAACGGACGGCGCTTACGGCGATTTGCACTACCTCAAGGAGCACGCCCAAACGCCAGTCATTATCGAGCGCGTCAAGCGCGGGATGCGCATCGGTCTATCGCACAACGCCCGAGGCAACGCAGCCACGCGAGGCGGCAAGAAGATTGTCGAGTCGGTAGCACAAGCGTACAGCGTCGACCTAGTCAGCAGGCCGGCAACAAGCGATTCGCTATTCGAGAGCGAATCGGCAACTGTTTCCGAGATCATCGAAGCGAACAAAGGCAGCGAGTCAAAAGCCCTGCCGATTCTTGAAGCGTTCGTCGCCGATCCGATGGCCGGTCAGCAAATGGCCAAAGCCCCGGTTGCCATGCCACAGCAGGGAATGCAGCAAGGCATTCAGCAAGGCGAAGTGCAATTACTCGCCGGACTCAAAGCCGCCATGAACGCGCTGATGGATAGCGGCAGTCTGACGCTCGATGAGGTCTTGGACATCATCAAAAAATCAGTCGGCAGCGAAGCACCTAAAGACGGCGAAGAGCCGGACGAAGACGAGGACGAAAAAATGTTCACCGACCCCGAAAAGAAAAAGAAGTTCGAGGAAAGCGTCAGCGCCGCGGTAGACGCCAAGCTGACTCCGCTTACCGAACAAATGGCGACGGTCAGCAAAGAGCTTTCCGCGCGCAAGCTCCTCGAATCGTTCAATACTTCGCCGGCCGTTGTCGGCGCCGAGAAGTTCAAGACCTTGCTTGAGGCAGCGGACGAAGCGGCGATGAAGACGCTCGTTGAAAGCTGGCCCCCCGCGCTACGCGGCGCCAATCGCCCTGCGGCCCAGCTCAACGGCGCCGCCGACAAGAAAACCCCGCGGCTGATTCACGCCCGCCGATAACACCAATTCCGTTTAGGAACCTACTACTATGGCTGCACCACGCACCAGACCGCACGGTGATTTGCTGATTTACATGCCCACGGCGGCCAGCATCGGCATCGAGCCCGGCGACGCGCTATACGAGATTGCCGGCACGGTTTACCCGGCGTCGAATCAAGCTGACGGCGGCACGGAGCCAATCAACCAGGCCATCTTCGCCGACAAGTTCTTCGGCATCTCCAACGGCCAGAAGCTCGCCAGCGATACGGGTACGGACTCGATTCCCGTTATCGTCGGTTCCGAGGTAGAGGTCACGGTCAGGTCGACTACGTACAAGGT